TTGGGATTGCACCTCTGGCGATTCTGTGCCTGGTACGTTATCTTTCGCATCATCCATTAGAGCATCAAAACCATCTCCTGGATAGTTATCCGACATAACATCACTGATGACATCTTCGGCACTAGCCATATTCCCAGGCCCATCAACAAACGCTTCTGGTTCTGCCTGGACTTCAGGTGCTTCTTGCTCTACTGGTTCTTGTACTTGTGTTTCTTCACTCATTGTTTCACTCCTTTAAGATCTTCTATTTTCCTTCTTCGGATTTAACAGATTTAACCTCTGTATTCATTTCACGTTGAGCATCGCCAACTCGTGCTTTGAATAGCTCTGCAGCTTGTTCGGCACGATCAGATACTCTTCCCATTTTGCCCTTGAATTTTTCAACCTCAAGTCGTTTCTTGGAATGTAAGTCCTCTCTATTAGCAGTCTGCAAATCACCTTGAAGATTTTTAATCTCTTCTTCTGCACTTTGTAATGCATTTTGTAATTGTGCCATCTCGCTAGAGCGGTTTATCACACCCTCAATATCAACCAAGTCGGTCTTTTTAAGAACTTCAATCTGATCAATGAGACCATTCTTGTATAGTTCTTGATAGGTTTCAAGGAGTGCCCATCTATTAGCAGGTAATGTTGATCCTGAGACTACAACGACATCGTACTTTCCAGCAGTCATATCATGTACCCTCTCTATTTCTTTACCTGTAAATTCATCATATAAAGATTGATTCAAAGTAACTTCCTTCATCGCATTATTCGGCTGAATCAATCTAATAATCTTTTCCTCTGTATACATTTGCTGCATCAAAGGTATCGCAACTTTACATACTTGATTCAAAGTCGCTTCTATGTCATCCCTTCGGGATTTAATTCTTCTTTGTCCAAATTCATCAATAATGACAGTCCCTCTATAAGTAGAAGGTGCGCCTTGCCCAGATCCCTGCATCATTTCATATATACCAAATCCATACTCTAAATCAGATTTCGCATCGGCCTCGTTCTTGTATAATTCATTAGGAAGCGGAACTGGCCCAGCCACGACAGGTACTCCCAACTCCGCATCAAATTCAATAACGGAAGTTCCTGCACGCCCCCATTCTTCTTCAATCTGTTTTTTATCAACAGATCCTCTGGGTATTAAAAGCTTTACATTCGTACTAGTTGATGCATGAGCAATAATCAAAGATCGTATCTTATTCACATATTCCTGCAATGGCCTATATAGTCGCACATCACTCTCAGGATACGGGTTCCTATTATGTATGTTCTGCATAAGAACAATAGGATAATCTTCGCAAGGCAGGACTCTTTCATATAAAAGTTTATCCCCGACTGAAACGATCATCTGGATTCTATTTTGTTCTATCTGGTTATAAAGATTATAACCAAGATCAACAAGCTGTGCTTTCGTATGTGGGATGAGGTAGACTGTTGAGTCGGGGATAGAGTTTTCGTCTTCTTCGCCTGGAACCATCTGGGGCTCTTGTTCTTCAACTTGACCAGTTTCTGGATTCATCTGGGGTTCTGACTGTTCCATATGGTAGACAGGACCCATTTTATCAATAAAAGTCTGATATTTAGCTACCTGGTCACGATCATTAACATAATTCTTTGAGCCATCTTTATATTGTACGCACATACTCGGTTCTGATAGATATTCCTGAAAATCATCATCGCTAAACAAATCCTCTCGCATTGTATCTGGCTCATATACATGATGGAAGGATACCTTTATCCTTTCATAGCGTTCATAGTATTTTCTCTTTGTATGATAATGGTCACTGTTTACATCTCCTAAAAATGACTGTTTTTCATTTTTCGCCAGATTAGTACCAGGATAATGATCAGGCTCTTGAACATAATCAGCATTACTCCAGATACTCTCATATTCTGGAAACATTTTCTTAGCTTGTTCATCAGTAAGGACTTTTAACACGATTATATTTGCAGCATCTCGCCCATAAGTATTTTTAGAATTTGGATCTACATATACATCAAGAGGATTTAGACATGTAATTAATACCTCTCCACGACCCATATCAACATATGGATCTTGATAAACCTGGATAATACCCATCCCGCCGACATAGTAATCATCAATGGCTTGTTTTAATTCAGTATTTCCATTGGATCGTTCCCAAATCCATGCCATTACATCTGAATATATCTTTGCAGTTCTGGTATCACTGTCCTCTCTACCAGTTGAACGAAATTGAGGACGATTATAGGTTAAAAGTGCTTTCGCTGTTTCTACAATAGGGTGAATGCGATTTACAACAATAGCAGCCTGTCCACGCCTTTCAAGAATCTCAGTTTGCTCAGTAGTCCATTGAGCACCATTCCTAAATTGTTTTGCTTCAGAAAATTTGCTTGCCCAGTCATTTCGGGCATTCTCATATTCATTGAATAGTTCCAAAGTCTTTTTTACCTCTGGATGTATCTCAAGTTGTTCAGGAGCACCTGCATCTGCACCAAGCACTTCACTGGGTGCTTGATCCATTCGTTCTTCAATTGTACGATTTCTCAAATGTCTATGATCTCTGTATTTTTAGGTGTTGTAGGATTGAGAACCCTGTCAATATCTTCTATGAATCCATTAAAACTGTATATAGGAGGTCTTGATATCTTTACCCTATTATTTTCATTATAAGCATTTACATCAACTTTGACGTACTTATCCTTACTGTCCTTATCAGACGAAAGTTTCCTCACATTTGACACTTTTTTGCTAAAAATGTTAAAATTCATTGAGAATCCACTTTGGCATCAAAGGGAAACTATGATATGAAACAACTATATTCTATTTATATTAGGCAGTCAGCCAATCAGACCCTCTTGAGAAAATTGATACTTTTTTATTTGGAGTATCCTTTCTCTCAGAAACGAATGGTCTGTAGCAACCTTTGTTGGCATAGAACATGCCATCCAAGAGATCATCATGTTTACCTCTCGGGTATAATAAAAGTTCATGTTGAAGATCAGACATCTTATTCATCATGTATACCTTTCTCTGAGCAAACGCTGGCTGCAAAGATTCTAACCTAACTGATTTTGCATTCCGTGGATTTTCACGAATTTCCAGTCCTGGGACGTACATACCCTGATCTTCTGCCATTTGACGCACATATTCCCTCAGCATTTCCTGGTATCCTACAACTTCTATCCTAGTCTTCTTAGAATAGTAAGTCCTGAAATTTTGGAGTATAGCATCGGCAACCTGTAATGGTGTCGCATGTTTTCTCCAATATGGCAGTACAAATCTATTCATATGCTCATCTACTGCAATATTGAATATAACTGAATAATCAGCAGTTTGTTTGGTACTTGACGCAGGATCAACCCCAGTAAAGATATTAACAGGTCTTGATTCTTCTATTTCCTTCCCGTCCAGCTTCTTTAAATGCAAAGTAGCCTCATTATCATTATCAAGGTCAATATACCCATCATAGAAGCAAAACATCTCTTCTTTGAATAATTGATCCTCATCACCCACAATTTGGCACATATACTCCCGATAAAAAATACTCGCCCTGTTTATGGACTCTAGTTCGGCTTTTTTTGTGAGCAGCTTCTCCATAGGCCATATTGCATCCCAAAGGGGGATTCCCGTTTCCATATCAGGGCGAAAAGTCATACTTTCCCATCCCTTCATATCTTTCAACGTCTCCACCATGCAGCGTTCATGCTGCGGAGTCCCAATAACAGCAATCCTGCCCTTTAAAGGATCCAAAGATGGGACGCCTGATTGTAGAAGCCATCTTAAATTTTGTTCCATTGCTTCGGAAGTCTTTGTATTGTTCTCATCTTCAGGATCATCCAGGATAATAAGAGTAGGTCTTTGATTCCCGACCTTTATACCTCTTATCTGCTGTCCCGTACCCTTGCAAACAACCATTGAGCCGTCTTTTAGCTCAATTTCAGACCTGGTCCACTTTTTAGCAGAGTTCATCCCCCAATATCCGAATATGTACCTCAGTTGTTCCGAATAGTCCAGCGCATCCTTAATCGTGCCCAAAAGCTTAACCGCATGATCTTGAGTACGAGAAACAAGAACAACAAGTTTAGGACCCTTATCAAAAAGAAGATGATAGAGCGGAAAGACTCCACCAACGATACTGCTTTTGGCATGACCTCTTGGTGCAATGATATTAATCTGTTTCTCATCCTGGTCATGAAGCTTCTCCGTTATCTGTTTATGAAATAGTGGTGACTCTGCGCTAAACATGTTAGGCATGACCACCTTTCCAAAGAGCAGCATGTCATTCCTTAACTTTTCCTTCAGTTCTAGTTTTTTACCACTCATATAATTGAAAGCTGCTCTGGTTTCTTAAATCTCTCCATAACAATCATATTTTCCTTGCCAGTAACATAGAAGTCCTGATTGCGGGGATAATTGGGGTCTTTTATCGTTTTTACCTTCCAATCATTATAAGTTGAGGTAGGTATGCACCCAACATGGGTTCTGGCGTTGTTCCAGAGCAAATAGACCACTGGTTTAGGGGTTGCCATGTCAAATGAGTGTTTTGCACACACAATAACGTTATCCCAAGGATATTCAGAGGATTTCGTGAATTTGTACTTATGACCCAGTCCTTTTACCTCTACACGGTATTTACCAACGTATATGTCCCCATTATCTACATATTTCCTCCATTGCGAGTAAGATGGCGCAATTCGGGATTCAACGACCTTCACATCCTTATATCCTCTGCTTTTCAACCATGCTGCAGTCATTTTGACCGTTTCTATTGATTTTTTGAATCTTTGAGTAAAAATGTCAT